CGGTAAACATGCCATAAACTTTGTTAAGGTCGTTCCAATTGTGGAACCCGCTGCTCGCTCCAGATAGTACTTTCTTCCAATTTCTAACAAAGCGAGGTTGTCCACCGACCCTAACCACTTGACACTGGCAGAACTTAACGTCCTGGATGTCCTCCGCACGGTTCTCAAGCTTGATCTCTTGACCATAGGTCAAGAACTCATTGGCCAAACCGTCTAACAATATACGTTCCTGAGATTTTTCGACTATAATCAAGCAGTCGTCTCCATCGTCCAATACATCCCAGCATTTTATGTGCAATGATTTCATTGCAGCATACACCATGGTGACCATCAACAAACAGTTACCAAGAGCAGTGTTTAAATCACCACTCATCCTGTTAGCAGCAACCGTGTATTTAAGCCCGTTCTTGGTAGAGCAGAGATTATTCTGCTGAAACCAAAGTAACCACTTAAGAACAAGATCACCACCAAAACATTTCAAATAGTAACTGTGTTCCAATTCTAAAATGTCTGGGTGAATGTGTTTGTCCCAACGTGAGCCATCTATACTAAACACAACTGGATGTTCAAATGCGTTTAGTTTCTTCTGGAGTAACTTGGCTCTGTCGACCTGATTTAGACCTTTAGCTATAACTCGATAGCCAAGAGGTCCCTTCAACTTATAAAGTTGATGTTCACATGCGCGCAAATATCGGCCCAACATACAATTGTATTTAGGGCTCCTATATTGTATAACACGTGGATCAGGATTAACCTTATCCAACATGTTAAACTTTTCCATCTTGATAAATGCACGTATACGGCCATCAGCGGCCTCGACAACGCCGTCACTCCGGAGCTCTGATAGGGCTTTAGCGTAAATTTTACGCCTCCTACCGTCTTTAAAGGAGTCAACAAACTCCTGACCAGTTATTGGTGAACAGGGTTTTGCTGTCTTCTTAAGAATATTCATGGCTTTACGAAGGTTTCTTACGCCTTCTTCTGTTGGGTCAGGCACAACGCCTAAAACTCTGTTAGTTATGGCTATAGTCTCATTACACACACATGATTCGTGTGTGTAAATTGGATATAAGCCATCCACAGGTGGCACATTCCTGACGAGATGCTTGCGAGATTCATGAGACCAGTCGGGTGGCAACTTGATACCGCCATGTCTTGCTGCTATAGGCTCTAATTGCTTAGGCCAAGCGCAGACGGCTGGCACCCTGACCGGTCTGTCCTA